AAGGAGTGTCTGTGTCATTTGTAAGAGTCGCCGGGACATTGTAGCCGATACAGGTTAGTGACACAGCTGTTGAGGGAATAGGGAGGTAGTACAAAACTGTCCCCTCAGACGCCAAATGCTCTATATCGCCAGATTCTGTTGTATCAGGATGTTTCCTTAACAACTCCTCCAGCCCGCCATCCAAGATGGTGTACTCCCCATCAGAATCGCCAACATATCGAAGCTTACCGGAAAAACCGGATGGCATACTTACATAGCAGGCACTGGTGCTGGTCGTTACTGTAAAAAGTGTTTTAAGAGAAGGGAGTAAAACACTCTCAGCTATCTGTTGCACGGCTTCGTTGATAGCATCAGGTATAGCCAGGAGGGTGTTGGCTGCCTGATCCATCACCATTGCTGCTACTTCCCTCTGCAACTCAGAAAAATTCATGACACAGACACTCCATTAGTTATTCAAGAATCGTCAAAAAATTACACGGTTCTTTACGGTTTAACGTTGATGCACATATGGACACGACACTTTCCAGCCGCAATAGTATCTGCATTGGCCGCGATCATCATAACTGCGGGAACAGTAGTAGCAGCGCCGGTAATACAGTAGGGTGAAGCATAGGAACCCGCGATCTTTGCCGTAAGCCAGTCACTGGCATTGCTGGTCGTAGGAGCGTATACAGCGGCAGATGTGGCCGTAATATCTGCAGATTTGATAAACTCATCGTCATCAACAGTTGTGGCTACTCCAGCCGTCGTAACTGCATCAGTGGCCAGAGTGCAAAGACCAATGTCAAAGGTCGTACCAGCGGTAAACGCCAACGTTACCTCAACCATAACCTGCTCAATCCAGATCTTCTGTGAGGCTGTTGGAAAGCTGAAAAGGATAATATACTTATCGTCGATAGCAGCAGTTGCTGAGGCATCGACCAAACCAGAAGTGATCCAGTACGGATTCTCCAGCACATTGCACCGCAGATCCGTTCTTCGCACATCGTTAATGATAGTAACAGTCGCCATTATGATCCTCCTTAGTGGATAACAGTGTATTCACAGAAAACACGATAGTACCCGAGAGTCGTCGCACTTCCTGCTGCAAACGTAAATGTAATGATACCCGTAGCCCCACTGAAGTATTTACCTTCAAAGGTAGTAAGAGTATCCTTCTGAGCGCGTTTAAGGCCGGTTTTGGTAGGCTCCGCAACATCAGTGGTAATGAAACCATTGGTAACTGCGGTCTCACCGTTGCCAAGCCAGCCAACCGTACAATCATCAGGAGTCACGTCAGATGCCGTTGTAACCTGAAGCCAAACATCCTTCACAAAGGCATACTTAGGAATCCTAATAAGATTGTAGGTCCCGTCCGATGGGTCAATTATAAGCCGACTTTTAGCCAACCTATAATTGTCCGCGAAAGCATTGGTGTAGAAATCAGTATTAGCCATTGAAAACCTCCTTAGCCGATGGCCGCCCCATAAGAAGATCCGACAATCACGCCGTAGTCTTCTGAGTTAAAGACGGACTTAGCCATACCAAAGATGCCTCCGCCACGCACCATCATGAAACGCAGAGCATCCTGTTGGTAGGGAACAAAGGCCATCGTAGTTGACTTTGACTCGCCAGCGCCGCCCCAACCGAAGACAGCCGCCTGGCAACCGAGAAGAATGTTTCTGTACACTCCCGTGTAAGGGGACCGAATACGCTCGGATTTGGAAATAAGCATCCCGTTGTATTCAATCTCGACTCCAGGAATGGCGAGCTTGTTAGCCGAACGGAGCAGGTCGCCCCACTGGCCGACGTTCGTGTTTTCTCGAAGAGCGTCGAAAACATAGGTGTGAAGGATGACGCGGAAGTAGCTTTTGCCACCAATCTTGAGCGGACGAACTTTGTAGCAATTCGTGCCAGCGATAGGGACCTCTGCACGCTGCTTCATCCTGTTCAAGAAGGACAGGTCCAGCATATCGGCGCTGGTCATGGAAGCCTCGGCCACATCGTTCATTTTGAGGTGGTGGTAAGTAGAGGGGGCCGTAATTGCAGTTCCGAAGTCACCTTTCCCAGAAACAACCTCATAGGCCGTATCACCACAAAGCACCGCAAAAGCGTAATCGGAGAGCTTAGACGCCCACCAATCCTGGAGGCCGTTTTTACCTTCTTCCAGCAGGTTGTAGGGAACCCGCTGCTCTTCCATTCTGCCACCAGTGTCAACCGCATGGTTGAGCTCGTTCAGCGTAACGGAGAAGTTCTTGAAGACGAGTTTCTCTTCATTCCCCTCAACCGTGTCGTTTCCCTGAACGCCAGTGCCGGTCAGCGGAAGGCGCAGACCAAAGGTAATCGTATCACCTTCTCCCTTGGCCAGTTCTGTTCTCATCTGAATAATAGCGTTGCTATCCTTTCCAATGAGATCATTGAACTCGGTTGCCGGAAGAAGAACACTGAACAAGTCCCGCGCCCACTTTTTCCTGGTCAGGGAATCGTTCGTTGCAAACTGAGTTTTAGGATAACCACTCATTCGTTTTCTCCTTTATTTTAATTTTGTTAAGGAAGTTCCCCACGCATGTACTTCGAGTAAATCTCCGCAGGAACCTTCACCAAATCACTTTCATCCATAGCATCAATCTTGGCAGCTGTCCAACCACCTCCATCTTTGCTCCCACCTCCAGGAAGATCTTGGAGACTCATGGCCTGTTCCTTTACTTTCTCCTTGCCGCCCTCTTTCTTCTCCCCTTTCTCAAGTGCTTTCTTCACATCATCAAGGATTGTTTTCTCTTCCTTTTTAGCAGAATACGAAGGATGATACTTTTTAATCATATCATACATATACTTGTACGGATTAGGGAGCGACCAGATCTCTCTTTCGATCTCGGTCATAATAGACTGCACATCTCCGCCTTTTTGACTCACGTAGTACTTTGACAAAGCAGTCACCATGTCATCAAAGTTCCTTTGAGAAACAACATCCTCGATGTCTTCGTACTTAGGATTGACCTTCATTATTTCGAGCATGTCGTTCAGGGTGGAGACACGCCGCTCATAGTTGGCACGAGCAGCATCTTCTTGGGCCTTTCTTACGTTCTCATCTTCCTCATCAATAAGACCCTTGTCCTTCAGGATCTTATTAAGTCTCTCATACTCTCGAGTCATACGATCCAGTTCAAGTTTCTGCGAGCGCGAAATCTCTCGGAGCTCCCGCACTTCCTCATTATCCTGAACTACTTCGTCTTCTTCTTTTTTCCCGCCTTGCTTACCACCGGCGGCTCCTTTTTCATCTTCTTTTGTTTTTGCTTCGCCACCTTTAGCGTCCTCCTCTTTTTTGTCAGCAGAAGTTTCATCCTTCTCTTCACCTGAAGTTTCCTTCGTAGTACTGTCGGCGCCAGAAGCTTTCCCCTCGCTGACCTCAAGCGAAGCCTGATGCTCGCGCTCAGCTTCCTCTTGCATCAACATAAGTTCTTCAGCCGTAAATGCCATAAGTCCTAACCCTCCCTTTCTTTGCTTGTTTTTGAATTGTTGTTAATTGGTCTAGTCAAGTTACTTAAAACTACCTTTTCATTCCCTTTGTCCGCCGTTACTACAGCTGCCTCAAATTCCGCTGCTGTTCTTTCTGACTGCACACCTGCATCAATCTTAGAAATCAGCAATTTTACGCTTGCATCCAAGTCAGCCATGTATTTCTTCAACTCTAAATTTGCCTGTTCGATCTGAACATCTTGTGCAGCTTTTTGCTGAGCCGCCTGAACAGAAGCCATCTTCATTCTTTCTTCCCTGTCCAGCATCATTTGATTGTACTCTTTAACCTTGTTCTTTGCTGTTAGGGGAAGGTCAGAATATTCCATGATTAAATCAGGCGGGATTACGTTCGGGTTATTTTGGCTATAATCAATCAGCATCTGCGAGATGGCCATCCGCATGGTCTGGCTGTCTAAAGCATCATCCAGGACCAGATCGTATTTTCCAGTCGAGATGTCATTAAAACCAGGAGCATCAGGATTCTTCTGGCTGTTAATCTGCATTAGCTTGGCACCTTCTTCTCCCTCAATCCGTATCAACTGAGGTTCAGTAACATATTGCTGGATAAGAGATAGCAATTGCCTTCCAGCTTGCAGTCGTGACTCGCGGTAATTGTCGAACAGGATAAACAGAACGGCTAAACCAGTTTCCTGCCGCATCCTTACTGTAATGCCAGGCTCCCTGGATGAAGTCTGAATCCCCATCAAAGAATCCTGTATTCCAGATGCATCCTTGATTGCCTGTATGTCCATGCCAATCAGTTGAGCGTAAATAGGACTGATCTGAGGTTGGTCGCTAAATTTTACCCTGCCCTGTGCAAGTGCCCCCTGCGCCAACTCCATGTGGAAGTTAGGTTCAGACGACCTCTTCTCATACTTCTCAATGTCTAATACCATTCCAGATTCGTGCATGAAGATGCCTTTAGGGGCAGTCTGAAGAAGATGTTGCAACTGCCTCCGCATGACATTGATCCCTCTTTGAGGATCTTTCATCGCCTCGATTGCGCCGAACCAAAGATTGTTGTCATCATCCTTGTAAGCGCCAAATTGCACATAAGGAAACTCCCCATGCTTGTAAGGGGATGGTCCTTTCTTAATAATCTTTGTGTTAGAGAATATTGCGTAATGGATGGTCCTGCGGACCCTTTCAACAGATGGGAACTGTTCTTTTTTCAGTGTTGTTCCGTTGGGAAGATCTATACCATCTTTCAGCTTTCGGACAAGATTCCTGTATTCAACAGGAGAAAGCGGCTCGCTTCGTTTAGTCAAAGGATTCATTACCCAATGAACCTTTTCAACCTTGCGGTACCAGCACTCAGTGACGCGGTACATCTCCCTTTCCTGAGAGTAGAAAGAAGGATTCTCAGGATTGGTTGTATCTAACTGCTTTATCTCATCCGGGTCAAGCTCTGGGAAGTAAAACTTAAGGTCATCTTCGCTAAAGTACTTGTCCACAAAGATAAATCTGGCATCAGACATATCATACTCGACGGAGTTGGGGTCCAGTCTGTAATCCCTGCCATGTATCCTTTTGCTTTTTATTTCAGGATTATATGGATCATCCCCAGAAATGTAAAAATGCAGCAGCGATCTGCCAGACTTAGCCATATGCTCAAAGCATTCGACCTCATTCCGAGCAACTCTGGCCGTGCGCCTAAAGTGTTTAAAGGCCCCATTAGCTATTTCAGCCAGCGCAGAGTCATTGTTTTCGACAGGGAAGACCATTGGGGCTTTTCGACTTTGCGATGCAAGCCCTATCAGCATGTCGATCTTCGACTTTACTTCATTGTAAACAGTAGCAGGACGGTTTTGGTCAGCAAGAATACTTAAAACCTCATCCGTGTCCTGTTTACCTGCGTAAAAGTCATAAGATTCCTTAGAGTCCACACGCCAATCGCTCTCAGAAGGAGATGCCTCTGCCATGCGAAGCCACTCCATCAACTGGTTAAGCAACGTCCGATCGTCGTCACTTCCCTCAGTAGGAATCTTGTTCCCTGGCTGCAGTGCTTGCCCTGTCTGTATTGGACTGTCTTCTTCGTAGTTCATCTACGTGGCCTCGCAACTCCACTCTTTCCCCTCTTCGCCTTAATCATTTTAGCAAACTCAGGGTTGTGGTCAATAGCATTTAACAAACGCTGTTGAGACTTTGCCTTTTCCAAGGTTGTTCCCTTCGCATGAACAGCGTTTGGGGTCTTCACTTGATAAAGACCACTCCTCAATTTCATAACCTTGGCAGGCATATTACCTCCCTGCCATGTTCCCGCCGACTTCGTACTGA